GACGTTCCCATTCTCAAAGAAAACCCACACATGAGATCCTACTTTAGGAATTGAAAATGAACCCCTAGCAGCATTATTAGTATGGCTCGGCATGCCTAATTTGCTTCTTGTATTAATAGAACCATCTGTACCGGGTTTTGGGCTTGCCAAATTTGCAATGCGTTTAGCTTCCCCCTTAGCCGGAGGAACACCGTTTGTATATGACACGTCACCAATATTAAACTTGCCAGTTGATGCATCATATATGCCCATTCCGCCGCTACCCATCAAAGGAGAAGCTTGGTCGGCCCACGGCACAATACGAGCAATTTCTTCCATTACTGTGGGCGGCAAAGAGCCCGCTATAGTTCCTGAACCCAATACTTCGCGAGCATTCGCTGCGGCAGATTCTGTTTTTAAATATTGTTCAGCGACATCGGAAGGTTGTATTTTTTGACCCGGCTTATTCATTGAATATGACCCGTTCAATATTAAAGCAGGATATGCTGGTAAAAATATTTTGACACGACCGCGCTTAGCGGGGTCATCATTTTTAATTACTATGCCTCTGGTAAACCCATATATTTTTTCATTGAAGACTGACATATTATAACATTGCGTTTAATTGTTTTGATAATCTTTCTACTTGTCTAATTTGTCGACCAGCACTTTGCTCTAATATGCCACCAGCTGCATACACAGATGCAGCTACTTCTTTTTGAATTTTATCAAATTCAGTATCAATTTTTAATAATGCCTTTTTAGTAACTTTTTGAGCTATTACTGCTGAAATACAATTTAAAAAATTACCAGCTTGTATAGCACAATTTTGTGTATTAAAAAGAAAACTAGCTAGATCACCCTTTTTACCTTTAATTTTTTTATATACACTTTCAAAATTATCAAGTATATTTTTGATGCTTGTTAGATAAGATGATATTAATTTTAATGGCGCTACTATAGTTTTGGTTAAATCACCAACTCTCCTGGAAAGCCTATCAGCGACAGCGTTTGCAATTAAATTCCCCGCAGTAGCAGCTATGGATCCAACTGCCTTAAAAAGATTTGTTGGATTAGCTAGTAGCGAAGCAGCTGTCATTCCTAGACACATCAATCCTTGTGACATCTTGACAAGGCGGTCTAGATCATTCATCTTTCCCGAAAAATTGCCGGCTAGTTTCAATATCTCCACTAAAATATTTACTTGAAATTTCTAAAGTATCTCAATATAATCATTATATGAATATTAAAGTATCGCATGAATCCCCATTATGCTTATTGAAAGATTCTATTAATTATAATGATTACGATTATGCATTAGTTCATCTTTTTGAACATAATCATAATTATTTTAATTTTTTTAGATCTTCAGTATTATCTAATCGTGAAGTATTATTAGATAATAGTATTTTTGAATTGGGCACAGCTTTCGAAAGCAAGGAATATCATAAATGGATCCAATTGCTTGAACCTACTTATTATATTGTTCCTGATGTTTGGGAAGACAGCAAAGCCACGACAGATTCATTCACAAAATTTACTACTGAATATAATGATATTAAATCTCTTAAGATTGGTGCTACTCAAGGGAAGACATATCAAGACTTTGTAGACTGTTATAAGTTCATGTCAGAACATGCAGACTATATTGCTGTTTCATTTGCATATAGTTTCTTTGAATACCTAGGTACTGGTAAAAATAAATTAGAGAGAATGGTTTCGGGTAGACAACGGTTAATTAGAAATTTAATTGATGATGGTATTTGGAATTGGGATAAACCGCATCACCTTTTGGGCTGTGCATTACCACAGGAATTCAAATATTATTGGAAGAAAAATATTCATAATATTAGAAGTGCTGATACTAGTAACCCGGTTATGGCTGGATTTAACTATATGAAATATAATGGTGATTTGGGCTTAAAAGATAAACCAATGGGCTTATTAGCAGATAATATTGGTGCTACATTAGATGATGATCAATTGGATTTGATCAAATATAATATTGAATCATTCAAACAAATTGTTGGCAGAAAATAATTTTTAATATATAATACGTCTATGTATATTTGTATTTCAGGTGCACACAGTCAAGGTAAGACCACTTTATGTAATGCATTAAAAAATAATGCAATGCTTAAAGATTATGAATTTATTTCTTCACCAATCAGAGATCTTCAAAAGCAGGGATTTTCTATCAACCAAGATGGTGACGAGGTTACGCAATTATTTGTACTCGCAAAGTATTATGAATACAGCAAGAAGAAAGGTTCCATTATTGCTGATAGATGTGTATTAGATGGACTATCGTATACACAAACCGTTTTAGAAAATTTTGATGATAATGATTTTAAACAAGCATTGGGTATTATTGCATCAAAATGTTTTAAAAGTTATGACATTATCTTTTATATTGAACCAGAGTTAGAATTAAAAGAAGATGGTACTAGACCAACTGATAAAGCATTCTTTGATAAAGTTGTTTATTACTATGAAAAGTGGTTAGAAAATATTTCAACCTATAAGAATCCCCCGAAGATAGTTCGTTTATCTGGTTCGGTAGAAGATCGCGTCAGTATTATTTTGCATGAAGTTAAAAAGTTTATTCAAAACAATTACTTCGTTGCATAATCTTTAGATTGTGATAATTCGTTATAAAGTGCCTTAAATCCATTAATTAATTGATTCCACCTCAACCGACCAACATTACCGGTTGAGGTTTTTTCATCTCCGAGTGAAGCAAAATATATTGTCTGTAATAAAATTTGTTCATCAAAAGGAATAATTGAATTTTCAAAAGGCATGTGATTTTCTTCTGTATAATTAATGCTAAATTCTTTCAAAACAGCTTTTCGATCCAATTCTGTTAATGTTTTGAGTTTATTCAATTGTATATCACGAGTTCTTTGCCACAATTGATCATTAGGCGCTTTATTATAGAGGGTTTTAAAATTACGTCTAAGAGATTGTATAACACCACCTAATGCTGCTTCGAATTCTATTTTGGCCCTTATATAATCAAAATAATCTTGTAGACCGACTCTGCCGGGACGTGGATTAATAGCACGACTTTTTACATATCGTCTAGGCATTTTTTTTGTTGGCTGAGTAAGATGTATCATTTCATGATATAATAATCCATTTATATCGTGTGTTGATTTAAAGAAAATTTCGGGGCATATTACTAGTATACCTTCTTCTGCAAATGTATATGCCAATGCTAGTCCAAATTCTATTGTAAAATAAATGTCAACAGTTTTTTCTTCTTGTTTCTCTTCATCATATACCGGCAATTTTCCAAAATATAATCCGGGAATTTTTTGTTCATAACCATGTGCACTAGGTATTGAATCAACGACCTTTGCATTGTATCCCTTGAGGGTTAAAGCTTTTTTTAAGGCGTATAAACTTTGTATTCGCTGTTCATTTTTGCCTCTAAATGCCGCAACAACAAATTGTTCGAATGATAAATTTTTGTATTGGCTGCTTTGTTCTTTAATATAATTTTTTATATATAAAACAAGGTCTTCAATTTTATTGACAGCCTTTTCATTCATATCCTTCATTTGCATATAAAGCTGCTCTAAAATTAAACTACCAATTGAAAACATGTCATTATTTATTGAAATATAATATATTAATAATAAATTTAATATATGTTTAAGTACACATTATGCGGCAGAAATGGTTCTTGTTGTCCTGTAATTACCGAAAATGAAAATGATATTTCTATCTCGGATGATTTTGGTGGTCAAATTAAATTGACAAAAGAAGAATTTATTATGTTGAAAGAAGCTGTTACACAGTATCAAGTAGAAAATCAATGTGATACTAATGCATGTGGTTTGAGCTGATCAGTTCTCTAGGATTGACCTATATTTTAAAATATGGGTCAATCCTTAAAAAAATTAGAGATATATTATCTACTAATTCTTTTTTTAATGAACTCTTTAAATGTTCATTATGTTTGGGTTTTTGGTCTGGTGTAATTCTTTTGCCTCTTATTTTCATAAAGCATGGTACTATTTATGCTTTATTATTTCCAACGGCTGCCGCGGCATTTTCATGGACAGTAGACACAATCCATGATTTTATTGTAAAACATTAATCTTGTGTTTTATCTAGATCAAGTAAAAAATTCAAAAGTCTTTTAAGAGAATTTTCAGCATAAGACATTTTTTGTTCTTTAGCTTCATCCAATTCTTCACTAATTCTTTTAATCAAATCATCTTTTAATTCATCAGCCGAATATCTTTTTATAGGAGCATCTAAAATATCTTCAGCTGATCCCAATCCCGTATTACTTCCTACTACTGGGCCATGACCGGGTCCCATCATAGATGAAGTTGTTTCATAAGAATGATCATGGTCAGATGTCACATCAGAATGTTGAAAACTAGATTGTGTCCCAACATTATAACCTTCATAAATGCGCTTTAAAGCATAAAAATCATCTGCCATATAGATATTTATAAGAAAAGTGATTATAATGAAATATGGAAAAAGTAATTATTACATGGAATGACTTTCAAAGTGATATCAATTGCTGTATTAATCAGCTGAATAAGAAATTTGATTTAGTCATAGGTTTGATGCGCGGTGGTTCTATTCCTGCTACTATTATTTCAAATAAATTAAACATCCCTCTTCGAATGCTCGGTTTAAAATCATACACCAATGATAATAAACAATCCGACATTGTGTTATATCAGACTTGTATGGATTCTATTGTTAGTGTTATAGATCAACGCAAAAATCTTTTGATAGTTGATGATTTATCTGATTCTGGAAATACATTTCAATTTGCAGTAGATAATTATAAATATATATTTGATAACGTATATACGTTAGCACCTTATACAAAGACAGGTACTTCATTAGTACCCGATTTTTATAGCAGACAATTTGAAAAAGATACATGGTTAGTATTTCCGTGGGAATAATATGAATTTAAATGAATTAATTTTAATGATGTTAGAAGAGTATAACCCCCCTTATGCTCCTCAAAATCTTTATTCTTTCTCTGGCAATTTTGCGGGTTATGTCCCCATGGGAACAAATCCCATCGAAGACAAACCGGTTTTATTAAAAAAGAAGAGAAAAAGAAAAAAAAGATCTTAAAATAAAGCATGGCAAAAAAAGTAACCTGCGTAATTACAGGAAAGAGTTTTAATTTTAATAATGAATATTACCAAAAAAAAGTAACAGAATTTGGTAATGAAGAAGAACTTCAAAAGAAGTATGTATGCAGACAGGCTTCAGGATTATTGAATAGAGGTTATTCAATTGATGAGATTAGAGACCTTTTAAAGGTCGATAAAAAGGTTCCTGTTATCGACCAATCAATTCTTGATGACATCAAGAATTTAAATGAAAATGATGATCTAGCTAGATTTGAAAGTATTAGTATTAAGAAATCAGATCCTGACGTCGCCGCATTTATTGAAAATATAAAGAAGCTTTGATGCCTATTTATCTATTTTTAATATTGTTTTTTAAACAAGCTAAGTCATAATCATACTTCCTAAATACATGTCCTATGAAAGTTGTAAAGCGAAATAAAGAGAAAGAAGAATTTGATGTTGAGAAAATTAATAAAGTTATTTCGTGGGCTATAGAGGGGATATCTGGTGTATCTCTTTCTGATATCGAAATCAATGCTAAAATTAATATCGTGGACGGGATTTCTACAAAGGAAATCCATAAAGTTCTAATTGAATCTGCAGCTAATCTCTTTACTGAAGATTCGCCCAATTATCAATGGGTAGCATCACGACTTTTAAATTATCAATTGCGTAAAGATGTTTGGGGCGGTAAAAATCCACCTAAGCTTATTGATCTTATTAAAAGGAATATAGAGCGATCGGTATATGATGTTGATCTATTAGAAATGTATTCTTTAGACGAAATTGATAAGTTAGATGAAAAAATTAACCACGATAGGGATTACAACTTTACCTATGCTGGTATTAAACAATTAGTGGATAAGTATCTTATTCAGAATCGCAAAACAAAAGAGATCTATGAAACACCGCAATTTGTTTATATGCTTATTGCTATGGTAGCCTTTCATAAATATCCTAAGGACATTCGTTTGAATTATGTTAAGAAGGCGTATGATGCTTTCTCTAAATTTAAAATTAACTTACCGACGCCGCAAATGGCTGGTATTCGGGGCCCACTCAAGCAATATGCATCTTGCTGTCTTATTGATGTAGGTGATTCAAAAGAAAGTATCTTCTCTTCTGTAATGGCTTCTGGTTATGCAACAGCGCAACGATATGGCATTGGTTTGAATTTTGGTCGTATTCGTGGCTTAGGTACTGAAATCAAAGGTGGTTCTGTTATTCATACTGGTGCTATTCCTTTCTTAAAGGTTTTTGAATCTACGGTAAAATCACTTCAACAAAATGGTTTGCGCGGTGGTGGCGGTACTGTTAATACCCCTTTCTGGCATTGGGATATTGAAGACGTCATGGTATTAAAAAATAATGGCGGCACTGAAGATTCGCGTGTCAGACATCTAGACTATGTTATTCAATTTTCAAAGCTGTTCTATGAACGCTTTATGAAGAATGAAGGTGTTACTTTATTCTCACCACACGAGGTTCCTGAATTAGTTGATTCATGGGGGTTACCAGAATTTGATGAGCTCTATAAAGCCGCTGAGAACAACGCAAAAATACGGTATAAACGCAAGATAAGTGCAAAGCAACTAATGTCATTGTTCGTAAAAGAAAGAACAGAAACTGGCCGAATCTATGCAATGAATATTGATCACTGCAATGATCATGGTGCATTCTTAGACCGCGTTACCATGACCAATCTATGCACTGAAATTACGTTCCCCACAACACCAATTAATCATATTGATGATCCAAATGGTGAAATCGGTATTTGCATACTTTCTGCGCTTAATTTACTAGAGATTAAGGATGATGCTGATTTAATTAATACTTGTGATATTATTGTTCGCATGTTGGATGAATTGATCTCTTATCAAGATTGGTTTACACCTGCTGCAAAGAATTTTATTGAAGGGAGAAGAGCATTGGGTGTTGGTGTTACCAATCTAGCCGCTCTCCTAGCTAAGAACAATATCAAATATACAGATACAGAAGCTCCTAATTTTGTCGATGAATGGTTTGAAAAGATTCAATATCATTTATTATCTGCATCATGTACTTTAGCAGAAGAGAAAGGCGCGTGTGAAAAATTTCATTTAACAAAATATAGCAAAGGTATTCTGCCAATTGATACCTATAAAACAAAGGTTGATCAAGTTGTTACAAGAAAACCATCAATGGATTGGGAATCATTAAGATCACGCATTCTCAAATATGGTCTTCGCAATTCTACACAAACTGCACAGATGCCTGTGGAAAGTTGTCAGACTTTAGACACAAAGATTCAAACACCCGACGGTATATTTGAATTGGGTAATTTAATTGCAGCAACTGGCATTTCAACGCAAGAAATTGAATGTTCTAATGCAATAGGTTGGCACGAACTACATGAACCATTTGAGGTTAAAACCATGGAGGGCATACAGCGTGTAGATCGTGTATACTACAATGGCCAATCAAACAATATATTTGAAATAGAATTTGCTGACGGCGAAAAATATAAATTTACAGGCAACCACCTATTATTGGTTAATAGAAATGAGCATGATTGTTGGGTCAAAGTCCAGGATCTGCAAGAAGGCGATGATATCGTAGCAATTTAATCTTTCGACGGGCATATGCGGCTAAATACTATTATATGAATATAACCGCCGTTGGCCTCACACGAAAAATAAAGCGTGGTATTTGCGACACTTCCTTTTTGAAAAAAAATATAAAGGAAGTGCGAACTATATATAATCTTAATAATCCACATATGTCAGATGACAATGCAATAGATTTTATTTTATATGTTCTAACAAAGGATAAAAAAACTATTTCATCCTACAAAAATTATACTAAGGATTGCATGGATTTTGAACTTACCCGATTTATCGAGTATACAAAAAAGAAAAATAAAATTGCCAATGCTTCACAAGAATTTTATAATCTGAAATACGGCAAATTTGGCGCAGAAAAATTTAAAAATTATTGTAATAAAATTAATGCATGGGACGCACATAGCTATGCAAAGAATAGAAATATCACACCAGAGGAAGCTCAGCAAGAAATAAAACAAAAATTAAAAAATAAATGCACCAGCCTAGAGGGGTTTATTGCTAGACATGGCAGATTAGTGGGCACACAAAAATATAAAGATTGGCTTTCAAAATGTGATCAAACTGAAGCGGGGTATATAAAACGTTACGGCACTGAAATGGGAACCATTGAATATAACAATAATATCAAAAAATTAAGATCAAAAAATCCCAGATGTGAAGAATATTGGTTACTTAAAGGAAAAACAGGCAACGATATTAAAAAGTGTATAAGTGATTATCAATTAAATCATGCCGGCGCACACAAACAATTTTGGATTAAAAGACTAGGTGAAGAAGCTGCCGTTGAAAAAATGAAATCTATAAACAAAAATAAAGATGCATCATCTTTATTATATTTTAAAACAAAATTTGGTGACACGGAAGCAGCATATGCGCATTATAATGAATCGTGTCGAAAAAAAGACGCAGTTTCATTAAAGTCCTTTTTGCAGCGCGGATACTCCCTCGAAGAGGCGAAATCATTACATGCAGAGGCTGTAAAAATGCGAATTAATTCTGGTGTTTCAAATGAATCGAGAATTTTTTTTAATCAAGTGTTGAATCAAATTGATATAAGCTTCGAACAAGTCTATATGGATAAAAATGAATATTTTTTATATGATAAAAATTTGAATTCATATTATCTGTATGATTTAGCTTTAATTAGGGGAGATAAAAAATGCATAATTGAATATCATGGCACTGCATTTCACCCGAGCTTAAAGCTAAATGAATCACAATATAAAGCATGGAAATCGCCTTATTCAAAAGAAAATGCCGACACAGTGAGACACCGCGATCAAAACAAAAAACAATTAGCACAAAAAAATGGGTTCTATTATCTTGAAATATGGTCAGATGATCTAGATAAAATAAACTCATGCATACAATTTATTAAACAAATATTTAGATATGAAAATTAAAAAAATTACTAAAATTAAATCACAACTCCCGACATGGGATATTGAAGTTCAAAATGTACACCATTATGCATTGAGTAATGGTTGCATTGCCCATAATAGCTCCGTAATTCAAAATTCAACTAACGGCATTGAGCCGGTAAGATCTTTGATGACATATAAAACTTCCAAAGCTTCTACTATACCTGTTTTGGTACCTAATTTTGCAACTAATAAAAATAAGTATACTTTAGCATTTGATATGCCAGATAATATTGGTCTTATCAATGTAATGGCCGCGGCTCAAAAATGGATTGACCAAGCAATATCAGGTAACCTCTATTATAATTATGATAATTATCCAGATCGCTTACTTCCTGATGCTGTAGTGATAAAAGATTTATTACATGCTTATTCTATGGGCATTAAATGTTTATATTATTCTAATACGTCAGACGGAGATAAACAGTCCGCAAGTAGTGATGAGAAATGTGCCGGTGGAGCTTGTACCCTATGATATAGATAAATATATACATGGATTTAAATGAGATGATTGACATCCTTCTTCGTGAGAAGAAGGATGCTTGCTATTATAAGGTAAAGAGCAGATACAAAGTATGGCCTTCTGCTTATGCATCGGGTGCATTAGTTAAATGCAGAAAAAAAGGTGCTAAAAACTGGGGTAAATCAAAATGAACACATTAGACCAATTAATAGATCTTCTTCTAGAAGGTTTTAAATTAGAAAAAGAAAGAGGTCTTAAAGGTTGGTTTGATCGCAATCATGGTAAGGGATGGATTGATTGTAAAACAGGTAAACCATGTGGAAGACAAGAAGGCGAAAAAAGAAAGGGTTATCCCGCATGTAGACCCACTAAGGCTATGTGTACGGGATCTAAAAGAAAAAAGAAGAGTAGTAAAAGAATTAAATGGATATCTAAAAAATAATACTATAATAAAATTATGAGAACTGTTTTGAATATTGATAATGTTGATACGCGGAACGAACCACTTTTCTTAGGCAAAGATCTCTCTTTGCAGCGGTATGATCAATTGAAATATCCAAAGCTATTTGAATTGGCAGAGAAGATGGAAGAATTCTTTTGGAGACCAAATGAGGTATCTCTTTTAAAAGATCGTAATGACTATCATGAATTGAGTGATGCAGAAAGGTTTGTTTTTGATACGAATCTTAAATGGCAAACCATGACTGATAGTATGTTATCACGCTCTATCTTTAAAATGGCTGAATATGTCTCTAATCCTGAATTAGAAGCTGCTATGAATGTATGGGCATTCTTTGAATCTAACATTCATTCACGTTCTTATTCACACATTCTTAAGAATGTTTATCCAGACGAATCAACATTCTGGAATTCAATTCTTACAGATGGAGAGATTCAAAGTAGAGCCAATGCTGCTAAAAAAGATTATGATAAATTATTTGGGCAAAATAGTGATGTTAGAACTCAGATATTTGATGCGCTTTTATCTACGCAAATTACTGAAGGTCTTGCTTTTTATACTTCTTTCGTATGTAGTTTTTTCTTCGGCGCAAGGGGAAAGATGGAAGGGAATGCTAAAATCATTAAGCTCATTGCAAGAGATGAAAACCTTCATGTTGCAGTAAGCCAGAATGTTCTTGGTTATTTGAAGAATAATCCAGAAGAAGGCTTCCAAGACATTGTTAAAGCTAACGAACAAAAGATCTATGATGCTTATGGATTAGCAGTAGATATTGAAAAGAAATGGGCAGATTACCTCTTTTCAAATGGTGGATTATTAGGACTTAATGCTGATGTATTAAAACAATATGTTGAATGGTTAGCCAATAACCGATTAACCTCTTTGGGATATAAAAAGATTTTTGATACTAAAAAGAATCCATTGGGTTCCTGGTATGATGCTTTTATGAATTCAGATAAGGTTCAAGTAGCACCACAAGAAACTGGTATTACTTCTTATAAGATTGGAGCAAGAAATACAGAAGTAGATGTTTCTGCATTCAATGAAATTGAATTATAAGAAACCCCATATTATAACTTCATGAAGAATGAAGCTCAAATTGTTAAGGGAACCAATATCAAGAAAGTAGTTGATAATCCAGAATGGCAAAAGCTGCGTCTTTGGTTTAAAGGCAAATGGAATACTCAAGGCAAAGAATGTCTTCGTAAGCTTACCGATTATTTTGAAAAGGATCCTAATGATCCATGGAGAGTACGACGCGTATTAAATTATGTTACCTGTTCTGGATTTAGAACCTCTGCTATTAAAGAAACAGGCGTTGATGATTTGAGAGAAAGAGTTAGAAAAAAATGGCGTGATCTCCTAGGTGAAGATCACGCCACGCATAAATCAGGTGGTAAACTTTAATTAGATAATTTCTTGTCTACGAAGTCTTACTTCATTAGGAGTCCAAAGAGAAACAGCAGCTGCAGTTAAGGTTTGTACTCCACCTGCTGCAGCAATATTAACAACAAAAGGTACAGCTGTACGATCTTCACAATAAGCGTACATGGTTTGACCGTCATATGCACTACCAGCAGATAATTCTAATGCACCAGTACCAATCTTAACGACAGAAGAAGCAGATTGTGTATTAGTAATCCCATTATATGCTACAGCTACGATAGTCTTACCACTAACAGTAGCTACTTGTGCACCAAGTTTTAAATTTGAAGATCCGCTATATACAGAACTTTCTGGTCTTGTAGATACGAATACGATTGAATCAGTTTGAGTTGCCATGAGATTATTTATCCTTTAAATAAAAAAAGATCCGGCTCTTTCGAACCGGATCTTAAAGTTTTTAGCTTTACAATACTTCTTAGAAGTATACGCTGTTTGCGCCTGGTGTAAATGCTTGTCCCAAATTCTTGACAAGAATAATGTGATAATAGAGATTAGCACCGAAGATATTGTCAACAACGCCGTAGCGGGTGAGCAATCCAACGCGTGGTGCGAAATCATTAGGACCAATTGTTCTTTGAACCATAACAGGGATGTATGGGCAGTAGATGATACCAGTGTCATAGAATTCTGGCCCCTTGTAACCAAGAAGCGCATATTCAACACCAGCACGAGGACTACCATAACCTTGATCACCATACTGTGAAGTATTTTGTACTTCTGTGCGTGTATCACGGTATACATTGAAACGACCTCCGAGATTACCAACTTTGGCAACTCCGACTGGTTGTGTATTTACAGAACCTTGAACTGGTGCCCACTGGAATTCAGGAAGCATTTCAAGGATTGCACATACGCGAGGTGTAGCTACAACGAAGTTAGCAGCACCACGGCGGTTACGAACTGCAATACGATTTGCTTCGACGATCAAACGTTGATAGAAATCACGATTGCGCTCAACTAACCAACGACCATCTGCGGAGATTGGGCTCCAGATAGAATATCCAGCTCCTTGACCACCATTAAGGGCGGTTTGGATCATACGGATGATCATTTCACGATCGATTTCAGCTTGGATCTCATATGCCATAGCATTTGTGATCTCAGCGTCGATATCGATGCCGTTCATATTCTTAAGATCTTGTTCAAGTTCAACGGACCAACGTGCACCTAAGCGGCGTGTTCCAGCTTCTACTGCTGTCTTCTCGAAAGAGACTTCAACGGTAGGAATCTTTGAATTGATTTCAAAGCTCTTCAAGATTTCAGCAACGCCTTGATCTTGAGCTGCGAATGACCACTCAGCATTACCTGAGAGAGCACCCGAAGAAGCACCTGTATAACGTGTATCGAGATGTTGATATCCGATTTCGTTTGCATTGGCTCCTGCACCGTAGGAAACATTAGCATATGGGTGATTGGTGGAATCTCCACCGACCCCGCCGTCTGCTCCGCCTGTTCCGAGTGTAGTATTTGCATACTTATAACGAAGTGCGAAAGCAAGTCCGACAGGACCACTCATTGGTTGAACCCCGACAATTTCATTAGAAATGAGTTCAGGGAATGTACGACGAATCATTGGGATGAGAATCTTAGGAAGACGGGCATCGCCAGCTGCATAGCTGTCAGTGTTTCCGAATTTTCCACCGGTGCCACCAACATTAACACTGCCGTAGTTGAACATTGAATCTGTTCCACCGGCAACGTTACCAGCTTCATTTAAGCACCATGTTTCTTGGTTCTCAAGAAGCATTGCGGTATTTAAACGTGTATGTGCGTCTTCGAGAGGAGCAACTGTCTTGGAAGAATAATTGAGCACAGGTGCCCATTTCTCAAGAAGTGCTTCTGCACGACTCTTATCGATATATGCTTGTGTAGGTTTGATTTGCATAAAGATTGTCTTTTCCTTTCTTATTTTTTTATTCGACCTCAAGGACTTTCGTCCAGGATGTTCAAGTATTGGTTACTTCGACTAAATTAGTACTTCCCGAGCTCACTTAAGTAAGCTGGGAGGAAAGGGGTTGAAACTGCGGTTGATTCTTCAATTACCTCTTCCTCAGAAGCAGGAATTGAAACCGACTCTTTGATTACTGAATTTTCTAGAGCTTCTTCGCGAAGTGCCTCTACTCTTTCTTCTTCTTTTTGGTCAAAGAGAGAAATGGTGTAATCAAAGTTTTCTGTAATAAATTGTGAGTCTTTACCTTGAAGAACTCTCTTTACATAAGAGCGTTTCTCAGGTGTGACAGATGAAAGTTTTTGTTCAAGAACTAATTGAGCTTTAACTTCTTCTAATTGTTCTGTGAGAGTAGATACTTGTTCAGTCAATTGTTCATTAGATGCTGTTGCTTGTGCAATGGTATTAGCACCATCATATACAGCCTCTTGGATGGATTCAGCCATAAGAGCGGAATCTACTGCTAATGTTCTGCGAAGATTTTCTAAGACGATACGTGCCTTTTTATCCTTTACAGCTTCGTTTAATTCTTTGGTAGGCATTGCCTTCTCGAGATATACATCAAGATATTTTGAAAGATTGTCAACTAAACCATCTCGGAAGTTACTGGCTTGTTCTGTTAAAGCTTGACTATAACGCTTTACAACAGCTTGTAATTTTTTGGTATTATTTAAATCAATAGCTTCTGCTACTTTCTTTAACTTATTGGTGTGGTCAGCATCTTGAACTTCGAGAAGATGTTCGAGCTTTGTTGTATATTCGGCGTCTTGTTCAGTTAATGCCTTTTCTACGTGAATAGAAACCTTTTCATTAACTGCGGCTTCGAATGATTCTTTGATTAATTTAAGCGATTCCTCGGAAAGGAGGTCTTTGGTCGCTTCTTTTAAAAGTGTTGTAATATCCTTGGGCATATCGTTTAAAAAATGTTTTGAGTTGCAATTGCTTTCTTAATACGTGATTTCATTTTTTCGGTCACGACTAATTTCAAGTATTTATCAGCTTGTGCATAATTTTTTTCACTAATACACTGGATAATTTTTTTAATAGCTTGTATTTGGCTCATAAGGATATTTATGCTTATTTAATTTTATTAATAAACTCTAATACAATTTTTCTCAAATACTCATCAACATCATGCTTTGGTAATGACGAAATATTAGATTCGAAACGATCATAATCTTCTTCGAATTTACCATCTTGTGATAATACCCATTGTTTAGATTCCAAAATACCATTTACGAATGCTTTAGGAAAAGAAGGATCTGCAACACAATCAACAGCTACAAGCCTCATATCTTTTACCACATTCTTACCACCACTTTCAACTAGTTGACCTAACGCCCGTGATGACATACCAACTCTAACTCCATCATTAATCAATGATTTAACAATTAAACCACATGGCGTATTTAAAACCTTGCTCTTGCCGTAAAAAACATTGCCGTCTTGTTTTAGTTCAGTTACTAAATGACATGCTCTTTCTAAGTCTACATCAGCATTAGTCGGATGATTTAATTCACCCATAGCGCGCGATGTTGTAATCATCTCTGTACGATAACGTTCTACTTCTCTTTCCATTTCACTAATCGGATATAAACGATTATTGCGATTAACACCTTCAGCCATCATATAAGGACCACGAATAAAAAGTGTGGCGGGTGTGTTCCTATCTTTTTCTTCTAGGATATATTCAAACTGTTCTTCGGGTGCAGGTTTTTCGACGATTAGTCTAAGAGGCATAACGATATTTATGCTTTTTTGAAATCTTTTTATTATTTAGAAAAAAGTTCTTTCTCGGTTAGTATAACAAACTCAAATCCTTTTTGTTTAGCAAATGCACGAGCTGATTCCCATTTAGCTTGATTTACTGCATACTGTGCATTCTCATAAAGAATAGTTTGTTTTTTCTTTCTATTAGAATGTTTTGGTTTTTGTGTTTGAGAAGATGGCTTTATTTCAACAAGGTATTTTTTAATAACTTCTCCTTCTTTTAAAACCAAAAAATTATCGACATAATATCTATGCACACGATTGTCAATAGGGCTTCTATAAG